CTAAAAAAAATTTGAGAGACGCTTCTGTGCATTTTCTCTCATTTCATCAGTGTAGTGTACATATGCCTTTAAAACTGTTTCAACTGTATCTCCCAACAATGCTGCGACCGTTTTAATATCAAAGCCACTGCTAAGTAATGTTGTAGCATAAGTATGCCTGAAGTCATGAATACTTGTGTTATCTTTTGTGTAAAGAGAAACTCTTTTTATAGAGTGATATGTCACATTCCAAAATACCATATCGCTGATGTGACGAGGATATTTATTCTTGTATTCAATTAAAACCGTTTGTAATCGCATAGGTATAGGTACAGTTCGATAAGAGTTATTGCTTTTTAATTCTTGTAGGGTCATAATATTTCTATTTGTAGCAACCATTTGTCGCTCTACTTTTAATGTGCCTGCGTTAAAATCAATATCAGACCATTTCAAACCTGTTATCTCGCCAACCCTAAGCCCCGCGAAAGCGGCGATACAACACGCTGTATATAAAGTATAGTTCTTGGATTTTAAACGTGCTAGAACAGCTTCTAAACGTTCTTTGGAAAGGGCGTTTATTTTTCTTTGGCCTTTTATTTTTAACGGATGTATCCCTATCGTAGGATCTTTAGTTATAAGTTCGTATGGAGATACCGCTCTTTTAAAAATAGTTTTTAGTTTTACGAGATACAAGTTGGCGGTGTTTGCTTTCACTGGTAAAGAGTTAAATATTGATTGTATGTCGCTATGCGTTATGTCTACCAGACGCATATCTTTTAGTTCTGAAAAGGCTTTGATAGCGTGCTGGTATCCGAGTAGAGTGTTGTATGCTATGCTCCTTCTTATATCATTAAGATACATTGCGGAAAATTCACCAAAGGTTATTCTTGCAGTGCTATTGTCCATATATATTGGCGCATTTGCTTTAACTTCTTCTAGTAACTTATCGCCTGCTATTTTTGCTTCTCTTTTGGTTTTAAATCCTTGTTTTGATTTTTGCTTCCAACAACCACGATTATCTTTATAGGATAATATTACTTGAAATCCTTTATCTTTTTCTCTAAAAGTGAAATTATACTCCATTTTTCACCTCCTATATTTTAAGTTTTTAAAGTGTTAAGTATTAAAATAAATTTATTGTTTAAGAAATTAGATTATATTATACTAACATTGCCGTTGTAAATATTTTATTTTTGTTATGGCTGCTACCGGGCGTTTGGTAGCGGTCTTTTTTTATTTCATTTAGCCTCGGGGAAAGATAAGATCCTTATAGAATTATCTTGTCCGTCCCCTTTCTTCGGGGACACTGGGTAATAATGTGATGCTCCTTGATTCCTAAAACATAACCAATCACTTGATTTAGCTCACCAGGCGAAAAATCTTTCATGTTGCATTCGATAAGCTTGATTGTTCTGGATAACAAAGTATCACGCTCCTAAACTGCATTTTTATTTTTTGATGTTTCTGCAGTTAGCAGTCCATCAATAAAGCCAATAACAATATATCTATCATTATCTTCAATTTTGCGGAACTTATCTATAAGAATTTTTTCCTGATCAGATAATACGTAGTTATCTTCCTGATCGATATAAATAGGAGTGGGGCGTTCCATTTCTACATCGAATCCCATAAGCCAGCCTTCGTTTACATTTAATGCAACGGCTATCTTGTAAAGATTATTCTGTTTTGCCTTAAATTTGCCTTTTAAATATTGGCTAATAAGAGGTTGGCTTAATCCAGTTTTTTCGGACAGTTCAACTGGCTTTATGCCTGTGACGTCTAACGCTTCTTGTAGCCTAGTGGCAAAATCAGTTTTTTTTTCATTGCAATCATCCTTCCTTCAACTATAATAGCACTGATGTTAAGAAAAGTAAAGGATAAAATAAGAAAACTAAAATTTAGCGTTGACTTAAGAAAGCTTAAGTAGTGTAATCGTCTTAGAAACAGAAAAGAAAGGAGGAACGTTATGAATCCGGAATTTGATTATTCAAAGCTTAATGAAAAAATAATTAGAACATTTCTTACAAGAACTGCATTTTGTGAGGCTTTTGGGGTATCGACATCGAATCTGTCGTTGAAAATGAATAACAAACATTACTTTACTCAACCACAAATTGCTAAGGCTTGTTCATTATTGAAAATTCCACAATCTCAAGTTGGTAAATATTTTTTTACCACAAAAATTAAGAAAACTTAACAAAAAGGAGCGCTGTTAAATGATTGTAGAATGTCCACACGTTGGAATAAGAGAGCTGTCTGAGGCGTGGGGAGTTAGTGCTAGGACAGTAAAAGAATGGCTTGCTAGTGCAGGTATTAAAACAGTAGTACGTGGTCGGTATCGTATATCAGATGTTACGAGATATGCCGATCAGTACGGTAAGCCGAAACTTTCTAATCGAGAGCGATTAGAGGTAATGCAGCTACAAAAAGCCTTAGATAACGCTAACGCTGAAATAGCAGAACTGCAAGAATGTCTGTTGAAAGTGTCAGGAGTAACAGCTGACGCTGTTCAAAAGATAGTTAGGCAGATGAAAAAAGAAACTGAAATAGTAGAAATGAGGCAGAGCAGATGAAAGCATTAATCAAAGTAGCAGGAATAGCAGTAGTAATGAAAGAGAGTATTAAGCAACAGCCTTGTGTATGGTCTTTAACTGCTTTGGCTATAGCAACAGTAGTTAGGCTGATATATGACATAGGCTACGCTATGGGGCAGGTGGCAGGCTTATGATTAGAGATTTTACCGTAGCGACTACTGCAATATTTATTGGAACATACGTAGCTATTATGGCTGCTGTAGTGACAGTAGGGGTGTTGAGATGAGCGAAGATAGGAGAAAAAACATGAACGAAAATATCAAGCAAGAAGCTAAAACATTAGAAGAAGCTGCAAGACCATTAGTAGAATACATCAGAAAACACCATACGCCCATGACTACGGCAATAGTCACAGGCGCAAGTGTTGAGATTTTGAGCACAGATATTCAAGTTCCTTTTGATGATGAGTGGGATTAACGAATGCGAGTTTCACCGCGTCCTTTTAAAACATTGTGGACAAACTGCCCTTTAGATGGGGAAGCAAGAAACTTGTTGAACAAATCTTCGGTACAGTTTGGATAGCGATAAGCATATCCGTTGTGAAAATGAACTTCAATTACTCCATTCTCATAACCAATACATTCAACGTTTGATGAATCTACAGCAATCATTTTCATAATATCACCTCCATATATAGTAATTGTACCACAGCAAGGAGAGTATTCAAGATGAACAAAATTAAACAAATTCGTGAACAGAAAGGCTTGTCAAGAAGTCAAGTTTCTAAAGCCAGTGGTGTTTGGTATAAAAATCTAATTGATATTGAAAACGGTAAAGATGTGACATTATCCACGCTCAGGAAAATTGCAGCAGCAATGAACTGTGAAGTATCTGATTTAGTTTAGGAGGAGCGTTTATGACAAAACAAAAGAAAAAGAGCTACCGAAGTTGCAGCTTCGATAGCTCAGGGTGGACTGTAAATTTTACGAAGTTTAGCGTCCACCTTCATTTTAGCAAAAGAATTGGAGGATTGCAAGCATGGATAATTTTGATGATTTAGTATATTCGATTAGATATGAATTAGATGCAATGCAGGAAAATCTGAATAACACAGATGATTTGGACGGAAGCGAAGCTAAAGTAAATGTTTTGCTGAAATGGATTAAAAACAGTGCAAATACGATTGAAAATAAAATTGAAGATTGGGGCGTGTAAATATGAAACTTTATGAAATTAATCAACAATTAGAGCGGTTGCTAGAACTTGATACTGAAAGAATGGTAGATACTGAAACAGGTGAAATATTGACTGCCGAGGATATAGATCAGTTGAAGATTGATAGAGTAGAAAAGATTGAAGGCTGCCTTGTGGTTTACAAAAACAAAATGGCAGAAACAGCAGCCATTGAAGAAGAAATTAAAAGGCTGACGGAAAGAAAAGCTACCTTAAAAAATAAGGCGGAGTGGTTAAAAGGTTATGTAGCCTACGCTTTAAAGGGTGAAAAATTTGAGACTCCCAAAGGCGCAGTCAGCTACAAAAAAAGTGAGACAGTGGAAATTACCGATAAGGAGAAGCTGCCGACAGAATTTTTGAGAGTTGTTACATCAACATCACCTGACAAAGCGGCTATCAAGGCTGCGATCAAAGCTGGCAGTAAGATTGATGGGGCACAGGTAGTAGAGCATCAGAATGTGCAGATAAAGTGAGGTGGAGGACATGATTGATATATATACAAACTTAGCAACCCCGCCTACAGATGCTTTGAAAACAATCCAAGCAGGTAATCTAAGGGGAAAAAGTGATATAAACCCACAATGGAAGATTGAAGCTATTACTGCTCAGTTTGGATTGTGTGGTATTGGATGGAAATTTGAAATTTTAGATAAGACTATATATCCATTAGAGGATAAGCAAATATTACTGTATATGACGGTAGCTTTGTTTATCAAAAACGGTGATAGTTGGAGCGAGCCTATCATTGGTTGTGGAGGCGACTTCATTGTTCAAAAATATAAAACTGGACTTACAGCAAATGATGAAGCCTTTAAGATGTGTCTTACTGACGCACTTGGTAACGCTATGAAAAATATTGGCGTTGCAGCAGATGTGTACAGGGGGTTTTGCGATGGTAAATATAGCGTTCGAGAAGAACGGCAATCTGTTGAACCATCAACCACTAAAACATCAAATAAAGCAGAACTGCCTACACCTATAAACCAAACTAAGCCTGCGTTTCCTGACGAAAATACTGGACCACAATTTTTGATGTGTCAAGAATGTACAGTTGAAATCAGTCAAAGAGTTCACGATTACAGCGTGCAGAAATTTGGCAGGCCTCTTTGTATGAACTGTCAAAAGGCAGTAGCAAAATGAAGTTGGAAGGTTTAGGGATTCATCAGTTAAATAAATTTTGAAAAGAGGAATTAAAAATGGAACAAGTATATGGGAAAAAAGTTGAAAGTTATCATGACAGTACTGATAATTATATCGCTGAAAATGAAGTCACTGTAACAATTACATTAAGCGAATATCGAAAATTGGTGCAGGAAGTGGCTACAAAAAAATATGATATCGACAGGGCGAACTCGGCAACGTACGAGGCAAAGCGCCAGCTGGAAAAATTTAAAAATCAATATTTCGAGGAATTAAAAAAAGAATATGGCGAAAATGCCGAAGATGAAGATTAACGCAAAGTAAGTGGGCGCAAAATGAAGCTAACAGTTAAAGGTTTACAGACGTTAAAAGGGATGGGATACATAAATTTAGTAGTACCTGTCCCTTTATCAGAGGAAGAAGAAATCAATAAAATCGATCCTGAAAAGCAGTATGTTGTAGAGGTCAAGCAATGGCGCAAAGGGCGTTCTAACGACGCTAATAAATACGCTTGGGTATTATGCCAAAGGATAGCAGAAAAGCTGTCAGAAGAGAGCTTTCACAGCAAGGAAGATGTTTACAGGAAGGCAATCCGGGAATGTGGTTACGGCAGAATATGGCCAGTGCCAACTGACGCTGTAAACAGAACTATTGAAATTTGGCAAAGCAATGGTGTTGGCTGGATAGCTGAATTGCTTGGTGAATGTCAGAACATTAAAGGCTATAGCAATGTAAGGGTATATTACGGTAGCAGTGCTTATGACACGAAAGAGATGAGCCGTTTTATAGATTGTTTGGTATCTATGGCAAAAGATATTGGTGTAGAAACAAGGCCGCAGGAAGAATTAGATGAGCTGATCAAGGAGTGGGGCGTTAAAGATGATTCCAAAAATAAAGAGGATAAGACTTAAGGGTAAAGCGCTAAAAAAACTCTGCGAGGAAGTATATCGGCGTGATGATTGTTTGTGTGTAAACTGCAATAGCTTTGTTGAGCCTGGAGTTAAGCCACACCACGAGCCGCTAAAGTCACAAGGTGGACAGGATAGGCTTGAAGATATGGCAATGCTTTGTAATGACTGTCATTACCTGCGCCACAATGCCGCCGAGGGCGTTGTAATTGGGCAAAAGGTAAAAGCGTATTTGTCTACAAAATATGACCATCAGGAGTAAAGTGCTATGAATACTGGGTTTATTGCTTTACATCGAAAATTGTTAGATAGTCCGATTTGGCAGGTTACGACAGTTGAGCAAAAGGTAATTTTAATCACTCTGCTTTTAATGGCAAATCACAGTGAAAAAAAGTGGCAGGGAGAAGAATTTATTTGCCAACCGGGACAATTTATAACCAGCTTGCCTAATATCGTAAAAGCTTGCGGAAATGGACTAACAGTCCAAAATGTAAGGACTGCGTTAAAAAAGTTTGAAAATATGAATTTTTTAACAGACCAATCAACAAAGACTGGAAGGCTGATAACTATAGTAAACTGGCAGGTTTATCAAGGAAAAAGGGAAGTCGATAACAGACAACCTAACAGTCAGCTAACAGACGGTCAACAGACACCTAACAGACAACCTAACAGTCAGCTAACATCTAACAATAATGATAATAATATAACAATGATAAACAATGATAATAATAATAACGCGCGCGCATGCGAGCAAACCAAAAATAGATTAGAGGTTAACGAAAAAGAAAAAGGTTTTGAATTATTTTGGGAATTATATCCGTCGAAAAGGAAAAAGCCTGTTGCAAGAATAGCATGGATGAATATGCGTGTACACTCTGAAGAACAGTATGCATTGATTAATGCTGCTGTTGAGCGATACAAAAAAACTAATCAGTGGCAGGAGGAGAACGGAAGGTACATACCTGATCCTGATACTTTTTTGCAGGATGAACGTTGGACGGATGAAATCAAATTGTCTGAAGCAGTGCAAGCTGCTGACAGGGAAGCACAAGAGAAAGACGAATGGATTGCAAAAAATAAGGAGCGCTGGGCAGCGATACCTCCAGAGAAAAGAAAATACAGACTGGCTTGTTTTATGGGGCTGGACTGGGAGGAAGTGAGGGATATGCCGTATGTTGGAACTTAGAGAGATAACGGCAGCGTATGAAGTGTGGCAGGCGGCGGGATTAAAGCCAAACTGGGGAAGCGAAGATGCAAAAAAAACTATCGAAAGGCAAACCCTGGAGCGTTATAAATACACAGACATTGAGATGTGGGGCGATACTGTTGATTATATCGCTGATAATAATAAATATTGGCCAACATGGGCAGATATTAATAATACTTTATCAATCCTACGACAAAATAAAATTGGTGCAGAGAAGAAGGCTATTGAGCGTAATTCTAAAGCGGCAAATGAGTTTGTGAAGAAGCTATTTGCTGATCTTGCTGCCGGTAAAACATTTGGCGAACTACGGCAGCCAGTGAGCGATAAAGTTAGAGCTGCAGCAAAGAGGATTTTTCCTGATGCCGACGATAGCTTTATAAAGCGTAATTACAACGATATCAGCTTTATCGCAGACGTCGAACGAAAATGTGCTGAATGTATTAACACTGTTGATTGCCCATACAGCGGACATCAACCGTTTTTGAGAGTAGACGAAGAAAGCGGATTTACTTATGTGGTAGCTGATCGTGAACGGTGTTATAAATATCATCCGTTAGTGCCTGATGTAGTACCAAAACGGTCAGCATGTCGTCAAGGTGAATTAGCTAAAGTTTAAAGGAGCGGTAACTATGAAAATAAGTGCAGAAAAATTACAGGAGATTATAGAAAGTCACGGCAGATGGTTGCGAAACGAAGAAGGAGGGGAACGTGCAAACCTCCGCAGTGCAGACCTCAGCAGTGCAGACCTCAGCGGTGCAGACCTCCGCAGTGCAGACCTCAGCAGTGCAGACCTCTACTGTGCAGACCTCAGCAGTGCAGATCTCAGCGGTGCAGACCTCCGCAGTGCAAACCTCCGCAGTGCAGACCTCAGTGGTGCAGACCTCCGCGGTGCAGACCTCCGCAGTGCAGACCTCCGCAGTGCAGACCTCCGCAGTGCAGACCTCGACAAAACATATTATCAAGTTGTTAGAGTTGGTAGTCGCCGAGGAATAACTACTTATTGCGTAGATGACGACAATGTTCTATGCGGATGTTGGAATGGCTTCAAAGGTGGTACGCTAGACGAATTTAAAACTCGTGTAGAGAGTGTATACGGACGTGAAGGTAATAATCCTAACGAGCAATATTACGATGAGTATATGGCGGCAATCACATTCTTTGCGGCAATGAAGGAGATGAAATAATGAAAATTAAAGCAACAACACCATGTTATAAATTCAGGGACGCAACACCGGAAGAGCAGATTGCAAAAATCAAAGAAGAACTGGCTGAGGTAGAAGCTGCTTACACAGAGTTTAAAAAAGTGTTGGCAGAAGATAAGCTGCTGGCGTTGATGATGGAGATTATCGACGTTAAGGCTTGCTGTAACACGTTTGTTTACCAGCTGCGGAAGAATCATGCTTTGGCGTTTTTGGCTTATGCCAAAGCTAAGCGAGAAGTCATAAATAAAAATCTTGCAAGAGGGTACTACTTTACACCAGAAGATATTGACAAGTTGAACACTAATAAGTCAGAACTGTTTTGATATACAGTCAACTTTAGGAGGCAAGCAATGAAAATAAAGACAGAATTTTATTGTGATAATTTTCAAAATTTTAAACGGTATGGGATTCCCAAGGCACAGTTAGTAATTGCGGATATACCGTACAACCTTGGAGCAAATGCTTACGGATCTAATCCAATGTGGTATGTAGATGGCGATAATAAAAAAGGTGAAAGCAAATTTGCAGGTAAAGCTTTTTTCAATACAGATCATAATTTTAACATTGCAGAATACTTTCATTTTTGTAATCGCTTATTAAAAAAAGAGCCTAAAGAAAAAGGGAAAGCTCCGTGCATGATAGTTTTTTGCTCATTTGAACAAATGCCGATGGTAATTCAGTATGCAGAAAAACATGGGTTTAAAAAACACATTCCTTTAATTTTCATCAAAAACTTTTCAGCACAGGTATTAAAAGCAAATATGCGTGTTGTTGGTGCTACTGAATACGCTTTGGTGTTATACAGGGAAAAACTACCGAAATTTAATAATAATGGAAAAATGATTTTTAATTGGTTTAACTGGGTAAAGGATACAAAAACATATCCTAAAATACATCCGACACAAAAGCCAGTTAATTTGTTGAAGCAGTTAATAACAATCTTTACAGACCCAAGTGACGTGGTTATAGATCCAGTAGCAGGGAGTGGGACAACATTAAGAGCGGCTATGGAATTAGGTAGAAACAGTTATGGATTTGAGTTATCTAAGGAGTTTTACAATAAAGCTAAAACCGAAATGCTCAAGCCGCAGAAATTTGAACAATTAGTTTGTTTTTAGTTAAAACGGCCGCGCATACTAACTATATACAAGCATAAAGGGAAGTATACCCCTGCGGAGGTGATTAGCCCGTAGGGGGGCGGCCTTTTAAATATAAGGAGTTGGAAATAGTGAAACCAATAAATATAAAAATTATGATGGCGTTAATCGAAAAAGAACCAGGCGATCAGTATGTACCGGTATTGAAACCAGTACTTATGCAGATACTGACGGAACTCAAACATCTGCGTCGGAAAAATAGTCAGCTCGGCGGTAAAAATGCCCGGTTAAGGCGAGAGAAGAAAGCTCTAGAAATTATGTTATCGGCGGTAGTAATAAATGACGACGTGGAATGAACTGCCGGCACACCTTGTAAGTAAAATTCGTTCTGATAGCGTAACGGCGCCGGCGAATTTACCTGGGGCTGTACCTGTGCTGAAATATGGTAATGCAATAACTGAGGTT